ATGTTCTGCATACTCTTCGAGTTCATGTAACTCTTCCTTAGCGTGTCTTCTTGCTGCTGGGTTTGCTTGTGGGTCATCGATAATCTTCTTATCGTGTTCCATGTGATCTTCGATTGATTTCATTTGATTCTCCTGTTTCTTTTATTTAAGCGGTAAAGACATCACGAATTAATTCAAGTTGTGTTTCACCCATACCACCACCTACTAAATGTCTTAGATTGGAAATGAGATACTTTCCACTGGCATCATTAGTCTTATCACTTCCATATGTTTCAGCTCCATCATTTCCCTCTTCTTTCTTGACAGGGAACTTAACTTCGATCATAAGTCCAGCTCTTAGAGTTGTATTTAACGGAATTGATATACTTAACGACTGTGAAAATAGTAAGTTATTTCTAATATAGGATTTATTTTGATACACGGCAAGCTCAGATTCGGGTTGCACTTCACTCTTTGCAGCACCCACTTGTGCAACACCAAAATCATTAACTCTAAACATTAATCGAGATGGGTGTTTCTCAATACCATCTAATAATTTAAGTGGTTTCTTTAATTTTAATTGAGTGACATCAAAGTTGACCTCTTGAAAAGTATGATTTTCAATGTCAATATAAAGAGTTCGATTCGCATACATTCCCTGTCTTAAATTCATACCAATATCATTTGACTCATTTAAGTTATTTTCTAAAATCTTATTACCTTCAACAGGTCTATCTGCCTGTTGATATGGCACTGCCTCTTGTTTCAACAATTGTTCAATAGATCTAAAATGGAAACCATCAAGAGTTTCATAAAATAAGAAACCGAAACTCTCTTTGGATGATTGTGTTTTAGGACACAACCATTGTATTGTATCGAAAGGTCTTCTTAAATTACCTACAAATGAGTAAGAATTAGTGGCTCTATCTTCTTCAACTTCATCCTCCTTCTTCGGGCCAAATACTTTTTTCTTAGTTTTAATTCCTTTCTCGTCCTCAGTGAGTATGTCTAAAACAGTTTGTGAGACATTACCAGTAAATTTTTTGTTTAATCTTGAGGTCTCATTTGTAATTGCTTCAACTGAAACAAATTCTAAAGTTGCAACCTGTTTGTTACTCTCTGTCGTCATATTTTTAACAGAGTTTAATATTAGTTTATGTTTCTTAGATTCTATCTTAAATTCATCTTCATCACCATCTTTAATCGTGACATCAATATAGTATTCTCCACCTGTGACTCCCTCACGACCTATCACTTGGTCAACATCAATAAAAGTAACAACTAACGCTATTGTAGGATTTTCAACACCCTCATAATAATCAATCGCAGCAATACCACGAACTAAGTCATAAGGTTCTTTTGTAGAACCCTCGGTTGGCATCAGTGAACATTTTGAGATGAGATATTTGGTTTCAGCCATTATGATATCATTGCAGCAATTTCGGGTGGTAGTCCGTTATAGGATTTTGGTGATGTGGACAATTGATTATTCTTAATTACTTTCACAAAGGGAAGAGGAGCAGCAGCTAACTTTAATGTAGCCTCAGTGACATTAGGTTTATTCGCTGAAACTAAGTTACCGTTGTTCTGTTCTTTATTTTCAGCACCGATCAAATTATCAATTCTCTCATTAGTTTTTGCTATCGCTTGAGTCATATCACCCTCTATATTGTCTGATGATAAATCTAGATTTTTGTTTTTGGTTTCAACCTCAATCTTAGACTTATTATCTACAGGTTCTATTTTATCTACTCTATGTTTTTCTACAATTCCCTTCAATAAATCAATATTAGTCCTTTCATCTTCTGGTAATGCTAACATTTCATTATATCCATCAACAGTCACCTCTGTTCCAAGAATATAAGCTTTCCCTGTATCCATGTCAAATCTGTTAGTAGTGCCCTCATATTTTGTTTTAATATTTGACTCACTTCCATCTGCACTCTCACTATATGAAAATTCAGATTTTCCACCCTCATTCGGGAATTCCTCAGTAAAACCACCACTCTTTTCAGAGTCCTCTTCAACCTTCTCATATCCTATTATTCTACCTCTTCTATTTTTTATGGGTTTACCTTTAATCAAATCCTTTTCTGTCAAGGTATTTTTCATACTTTCGTCACCGTTTACTAAATTTTCTTTTTTAATTTCTTTTGTTACAGGTATGCCTAATTCACCTTTATACTCAACCTCCTTTTTTTCACCTTCACCACCTTCTTCAACTTTATCAGGCCCATCAACACTACCATCTTTTCCAAATTTGAAATTATTAATAATATTCTTAGAACCCTCTGCAATTTTATCAAATCTATCTTTAATAGAATTTCCTAAGTTTGTGAATGTTTTACCAAGACCAAAAATACCTAATCCTCCAAGAGTGCTTACTATTAACCCTTTGAGAAGACCTCCAAGTCCACCAATACTGAACGTTGCAAATTTTGCCAGAGCACCTTTAAGTAAACCTCCAGCTAAAGGTAAAATGGCAGGCCAGATAAATTTAAGTGCAAAAGCACCAATTCCTAATCTTAATAAAGTGCCTAAAAGACTACTACCACCACCCTGTTTTTCTGCTGGTGAACCTGGCTCACCTTGAGGGCCTGGCTCACCCATGATGGTGGTCGCTCTCTCCACCATCGCTTGTTTTTGTAATCTATCCTGTTCCTCTAACGCTCTATCCTCTTCAACATCCTTTTCAAGTTTTTTCTCTATGATAATATAATTTGCAATATCTCTAATCTTTGTCTCCATCGCTTCGATAGTGACATTTAAACTATTAATTATTAATTTCTGATTACTAATGATGCCAAGATTTGCATTCGCTCTCGACAAGGCATTGTTAGCTACCTTCTCAACCGAATCGACTCTTTCAAAGAAACTACCTAAGTTTATCTTTGAACTAGGTTGTTCTAATTCTTCTTCATCCATACCTTCCAGTTCCCTGTTTCTGTTGGTTCTTTAGATTTTGCTCTTCAATATAATTCTGGAGAAGAGAGACATAGATGTCTCTTTCCCAAGGCATCATATTTTCTAGTTCCGTCAAGCTATATTTATGGTATTGCATGAGAGCAAAATTGATACGGTAATAGGATTCAAGATCCTCTCTTGCAATACTTAGACGAAAAAATCGGCTAGACCCTCCAAAACGATACTACTCTTTTCTTTCGTGTTTGGATTGACCACATCAATTTTATGAGATAGTTTTGGCATTGTTGCAAAAAACTTCTCAACTGCCTTGTATTGTTTTGAGTTCAATTGATTTACAAAATCAATTCTTTCATCTGGACTATAATCTCTGGCATCCCATGCATCCTCTTCAGTAAAAACTGTATCCATGCAATCAGCAACAACATTAAATGTTTTATCAACTAGTGCTTCTGCTTCATCTTCAGTATCAAAGTTATTTGAAATAAACTGAGATAATGAAGGATACTTCATACGAAGTGTCATCTTATCATCTAGAACAATGTCCTTTGTATGTCCTTTTGGTTTAGTGACTTTGATTTCATCCACATATATTGTGACTGGAACTTTTGTCTTTCCATCGTCAGGACATGTCACAGTTAATTTAATATCTTCACCAATAGACTTAGCACGAATGTTCAAAAACAAATACTCAATATCAAATGTTGGTAGAGTGTCGATATCAATTCCCTTAGTCAAAACACATTTTTTCAAAACATCAGTCACAGCATTTGTGATGTCACTTTGATTTTTTGTTTCGAGAGCAATGATTAATATTTTTTCTTCCTTCACAAGAAAAGGTCGATACTTCACCTTTTTATTTGATGACGGTAATTTCAACTCATAGGTTGGAGTTTCAATGGTTGGTAATGGCATAATATTTTATTCAGTATTTTATATAGGATAGTTATAAAAGTCCCCTTTCATCTCTTTGTTGTCGTTGTTCTGGTGTTAGTGTATCCGTTATGGACAAGATATCATTTGAATTTACGATTCCACTTGATGTGTTCACAACTGTTTTTTGCTTGTCTGCATAATTAAAATTAGTGATGAATCTATCATATGCTAGTTCTAAATTACATCTTAACACATTTGAATCCCCATAGGCAACTCTCATCGATGTCATGTTTCTAGGCCAAATGTTTTTAAATTCATAACATGTTAATTCAGATTTATAAGTTGCATTTCTAGAATCTTTTATAAAAGAATCTCTCTCAAATTTTGTAACTCGAATTATCTCCTTGTAGTCATCTGGATAATTGAAACGTGTAAAATTGTTATCAACTCCTCCATCTGGATCAAAAGTAGGATTAATGTAACTCATCCAAGATTCTAAAACTTCTAAGATGACATGATCTGCATCAACATAAAAAACAAGATTTAAGGGTGGAAAATTTCTTAAATTTGGAAATGACTCTTGAATACCCTGACGATGACCAATAGCGGTGGATTCTACAAAACTTGTGCCTGGAAGTTCAGCCTGTGTGCATAATAAAGACATTTTGTTTTGAAATCCTCTTGACTGAGTTCTCTTTAGACCTATGGTGGTGTTTGTTGTTAACCAAGTTTGCCACTTTCCAAAAGAAAAATCAACCTCAAAAAAGGTATCTAAGGACGGTCTTGCAACGGTATCTCTTATCTTATCGACACTATCTTTGAATATAACTGATGGTTTTGTGAATGACACGATAAATAAACTTAAGTTGTTATTACTATATATGAGCTATAAAGGGATATATCGACCTTCTAATCCTAAAAAATATAAAGGAGACTCTCAAAATATTATTTATAGGTCTTTATGGGAAAGAAAATTTATGAATTACTGTGATTTAAATGAAAATATACTTGAATGGGCGTCTGAGGAGTTTTGGATTCCTTATCTAGACCCGACAACAAATCGTGTTCGTAGATATTTTCCTGATTTTTTTATTAAGTATAAAGACAAAGACAGTAATATTCGTAGGTCAGTGATTGAAGTTAAACCAATGAGAGAGACACTACAACCAAAAGTTACAAAGGGCAAATCAAGAAAGACAATGATAAATGAATCAATGACATATGTAAAAAATCAGGCGAAGTGGAAAGCAGCAAGAGAGTTTTGTAAAGATCGTAAATTAGAATTTAAAATTATGACGGAGAAAGAATTAGGAATAAGATGAGCATTCTTCAAAGAATACTGAATAAGGTCACTGGTCAAGTTAGCGAAGATTTTTTTCGTAGTCAATTACTTGATGAACTTGGTTCAACTAATTTTGATGATGACGCTGCAGATACAGCTGGATTTGCACCTGGCCAACTATATTTTTATACATACTCAGCACAGACAAAACAACCATATTATGACATGTACCCTCTTACATATGTCATAGAATATCAAACTGGTGGATTCATCGGTTGTAATCTTCATTACGTTCCTTTGAATCAAAGAGACGAATTGGCAATAAGCTTACTAAATAACTCTGCTCAAGGTGCAGTCGCAGTTCCTCCCCGAACTCTACATAAATATCTTTATACTGGTGTAAGAGGCATACCATATCGCATTCCAAATACAGAATGGTCAGATGTTGCACAATTACCCACTGAAAGATTCGTTGATATGAGAGGAATACCAGTCTCAAGAGATCGAGTTTACAACAAAAACTAATGGCAATAAACGGAAGCAAACCATACGAAATAGATGGAAAAAAATACTCTTTTGCATTCCAAGACGGTAAACTTCTTGGTGCTAATCAAATAGACGCATCAGGAGATTTAGTATCAAGTGCTGATTTAAATGCTCCCATATTTCAAACAGAGGCAGCACAGAATAATATTAGAGAAGCTTACAATGTGAATAAAAATGGTTCAGCTACAGATAATTATGTAGATGATTTTTCTAAAGTTGAACAATCTACGGATGCAGAAAAATCTGCTTATTCTGATCTTCAAACAAAGAAATTAAGTAATGAACAATTTGTAGATCAAGCAGGAGAAAGGGGTGTTGTTGATAATCAAAATGAAGAACGTTTTTATAGTTCTCCTAGATTTAATAATGAATATACATCTAGTGATATTATGAAATATCCTCAAGACATGAATACAAGTCAGGATCATTTCAAAATTATGAGGTATAACTACCAGAGAAAAGATCTAAACGCAAGTAAACCAAGAAGAAATGAAGTACAATCAGTAGATGGTGTTGAAAGAACAGTGAGTGTTGCTGGTGATAGTGTAGTTGGTAGTAAATTATTAGGAAGTGTATTACTACCAATGCCTAAAGTGACTGATGTAAATGGTGTTGAGTGGGGAAAAAGTGAATTAACAATCTCAGGTCTTGCGGCGATAGGTGCAGTTGACAAATTAACTGGTGGTGGAAGACTTGCTGGAAAAAGTAAGGAAGAGGTAGAAAATGACAAAAATATAAAAGCACAACTTGAAGAATTAAGAGGCACAAATCCAGCTGGCGGCAGTGTTAAAAGTTTTGCGAGTGCCACATACACTCAAATAGTGTCTAAATTAGCTGGATTTGCTTTCGGTACTGATTTAGATGCGGACACTTACTTAGCAAGAAGTGGTGGTCGAGTCTTGAATCCAAATGCGGAGATGTTGTTTCAAGGGCCTGTAATTAGAGACTTTTCTTTCAGTTTTCTAATGATTGCAAGAAATGAAGGAGAGGGTAGAGAAATCAGAAGAATTATTCGCTTTCTAAAACTAGGTATGGCACCAAAATTTAGAAATACAACTTATCTGAAAAATCCAGATATATTCACGTTACAGTATAAAAGTGGAAAAGGAGAAAATGATGTTCTAAACACTGTGAACAGATTCAATCCAGGCGGTCTTGCATTAACGACAATGGCGGTTGATTATGCTCCAAATGGTTATTGGTCTGCATATCGTGACTCACAACCAGTTGCAGTGAAAATGGACTTGAGTTTCACTGAACTTAGACCAATATATGAACAAGACCAACTTGAAACTCCATCAAATAGTGTAGGTTACTAATATGACATATTCAGGCTCGCCAAATAGTTACTTTAAACAACTTCCAAATCTTGATTATCCATCATTAGCAAATGATAGAAACTCTGCCTATGATTATCAGATTGTCAAAAATATTTTCAAGAGAGCAGTATTGCGTGATGATGTTTTTAATGAAGTTACAGCGTTTACAAAGTATTCTGTGTTGGGTGACGAAAGACCAGACCAAGTTGCAGCTAAATTTTATAACGACCCTGCGCTTGATTGGGTTATTTTAACAACTAATAATATCATTCACTTGAGAGATGAGTGGCCAATGGGAGGTCAAGATTTTTTGACTTATATAAATGGAAAATATACAGCACAGGAGTTGACTAATATTCACCATTACGAAACTAAGATACTAAGAACCTCAAAAGGTAAATTAATTCAAAGAGGTGGTATAACAGTTCCAGAAGGACACTCTATTACGTTTCTTGATAATGGTGTTATCAGAACAGAATCTCAAATTACATCATTTACTTTTCTAGAACATGAAACTCAGGTGAATGATGCGAAAAGAAATATTAATGTTTTAAGACAGGAATATCTAAGTGTCTTCTTAGAAAATTTTGCAGAGATTATGGAATATAAACCATCAAAACAATTCGTAAGAGAAAATCTCAAGAAAACAGAGAATCCAAGATTAATTTCGCCATAAAAAAAGAGGTCACTTTAAGCGACCTCTGGCGTAAAAAATGGCCCGAAATTTTTTTCGGGATATTTCCTAATTTTCAGCTAATTTTGCAAAATAACTGAGTGCATCTTCTTCATCCTCATCAGTATTTACAGAGGATGGAGTTGTGTCAACAACAGCACGACCTTCACTTGAGTCCTCTAAGTTATTATCTTCATCAATAACTTCGGGGTCTTGTCTTTTTGGTGCAACAGTTAGACCAAGAACATAATCAAGTCTCTTCTTGAGGTCTTCATATGACTTGAACTGGTCTGGAGCAATAAGTTCTGCAAGAGAGAATTCTTGTTTCCAAACAGCTTCCATTGCATCGTCATCATCTAGAAGTGGAGCAGGAGCAGCAAACTCAGATGAGTCATAGTTCCAATATCCAGCAACCTTTTTGATTTTG